ATATTCTTTTAAGTCAGAGATACGTCTGATGATATCATATTCTTGAGGAATTTGTTTACCTGCATATGTCTTATATAATGCAATAGCCATAGATCCAAAATACATTGTAGAGTAATTAACTAAGTTAGGATACTGATCTACTAAATATGCATATAAAGATTTATCTAAGATAAAGATAGTCTTATTTTCTCCTCTAAGATTATACATGAAGAATCTAAGTATCTTAGTCATTTCAATATACACTTCTTCAATAGTCATATTAAGATTTAGATCTTCTGTATTTGTTTTAGGGAATATATCTTTACGATCTACGTTAGGATAAACTCTTGCAAAGTATTCATCAGTCATCTTATCAGTAATATCACCTTCATCAGTAATATCTACCCATGTATTATAGAATAGATAGTTTATTATCTTATCTAGATTGATGTATTTGATATTATCAGGGTAGCTATCAGGTAAGATGCTTTTAATATACTCAACATTTGATACATCTACTGCAAAGATATATTTACCTTTATCTGTATCTTCTTCAAATTCTTCCATATTACTAAGAACTATTCCAGCATCATCAAACACTGCAGATTCGTTAACAAAAAAAGATTCACGTCTAACTTCGATGACATGATTATTACGTTTAGCAGTTCTATACGTAAGAAGGATATTATCAATATCCAACTTATTCTTTAAAGATCCAATATATTTGAAGTTTCTATTAAAGTTTTTAACTTCTATTCTCTTATTACATATAACTCTATTAGATTCATCCATTCCACTAGGTGGATCAATTAGTTCATATGCATATCTATATTCATCTTGATTAGATGCACATTTTACATCATCAACTACAGATCTAGATTTATCTAGTAATTTATCATCGTCACCTTTAGTTGAACACTTAAGTCCAATAACTGTATTATCTTCTTTACGGAGACCTATAATAACTATAGGTCTCCATTTATACTTACCTGGGTTATCATCATAGGTGTATGGTACTTTCCATATATCACCTATATGCTTACGTCTTGGCATTATATCCTCCAATCAACATTGAGTTTCTTTAAGAAATAGTATATACATATCTTCTATAATTTCAGCTTCACAATCTATACCATTTTCTACAGCATATTCTATGTATTTTTTATCATATGCTTTTCTAAATTCTTCATCAGTCTTTAATCTTGTACGTAGAGCTTTCCAAGAATCTATTTCATCTTTAAACTCTTCGACAAAAGTAAATAGATCATATATGGTATGATTATCTTCTACATTTACACATCTGAAGTCAGATAACTCATATAATCTATCTAGTTTATCTTCAGGAACCGTATCGCCTATTTTGATTTCCTCTACAGACTCAGTTAATGGTCTAATAGCCAAATCTGTTTTAGTATTAATAGCAGTATAATTTTCATTAATTACTAGAGTACATGCACGCTTATCATAATTATAGTTATGCATAAACTCTCTAATCATAGCACCTTCAGAATCAGATTCTATAATAGAAGATTCAGATACTTCATCATATAGATTTGCTGAATAGTATTTACCATCAATATTAATAGTGACCCAATCTGCCACTCCATCTGCTGAGTCTAATCTATATAACTTATAGTGATTAGATTCAGTTAATGGAACTCTATCAGCAGCTTGAGTTAGGTTATTTTCATTTAAAAATTCTTTAGTCTTATTAGTATACTCAGATTCATCATATGAATGAATAGTATCCAATAAGCTTATCAATATATTTTTTTCCATTATAGTTCTCCTTTATAAATAGAAATATTATATTCATAGCTATAATATATCATTCCATTTATCATTATAGGACTATTCATTTATACGAATGATCTTATTATTCTTTTCTGGATCAGTCTCATTAATCTCTTGATCTTTTAATAGAGCTAAGGTCTCCATTAATTGAACAAATTGATTATCGACTAATCTTAGATAGTTATATTCACCTAATTTGATCAAAGCTTTCTCTTTAGAGATTTGTTTATCTCTATAGTCCACCATAGATCTATTGTTAGGGTTATCTCCACCATCTTTAACTTCTATAATCAAATTGTAAGGAACGTAGTAAATATCCGTAATCCATTGACGTTTTTCACCATATTTATCTACATATTCAATCACAGGTCCAGGCATCAATATGTCTTTAGAGCTACAGTGTAATACTGTATCCATAAATTCAATAGCATTCTTTTCATATGTGCCTGTATAGGTAAATGGTGTACCGTCACTAAACTTATATACTCCAGATATACGTCTATGTGATAGCATCTTAGCCTGATGTGCAGCATCATCTAATAGAGATACTTTACCATGCACTCTAATCATATTCTTTTTAAACTTAGATCTCATTTCCTCTTTACATCTAGGATTTGAGCAAAGTCTATGGTATTTACCAGTCTTCTCATTCCACTCTGTTTTATTACCACATACGATACATTTACCAGAGCCTGGGTGAGTTTTATCATATAAGAATTGCTCGGCAGAGATCTCACCGATAATATCTTCATGATCTTTTTCTATATGTCTGATTAACTTGTCTTTAAAATCTTTACGTCGACATAATGGACAAGCTATTCTTCGTTCAGTTGCCATTGTATCCTCCTTAATGAGTATATATCAATTTAATGCTATGTTAAAAATAGCTATTTGTGTATATTTTAAACCCTAGAACTAAGTAGTAATATATTAATATGAAAGGAGAATTTATCGTGGCTGATGATATTACTTTCATAACTGCCAAGACCAAAGAAATTCCAACTCTACTAAAGGAATATTCTTTATCTACTGACAGTTACAAAACTCCACTTACATATAAGAACTTTAATGCAGTTGGTACTCTAATTATGAGATTAATGCTATTAGAGCCAGGCACAATAACTCATAGTCCAGAAATGGGTCTAGGGTTAATTAGTAAATATAGGTATATGCAGTCTGATAGAGCTATTGAGTTAAGTCAGGCTATTAAAGATCAAATAAAAGACTATCTTGACAATACTATAGCAGTTGAAGTTAATATAGGCTTCTCTAATAATGGGGAGAATATAATGATTATCGATATGACTGTAGATCAATTCCAATTTAGATACTTCTATGATCGAGATAAATTAACTTTAAAAATGTTGATGAATGATGAAATTGTTTAGGAGGAACCATGTCTGAAAATGTAAAACTAGCAGACCTCATGAAAGAGAAATTGGAAGAAGAAAAAGCTTCCAAAGAAGTTACACCAGTAGAAGAAGAAAAAACTGAACCTGCTGTTGTAGAAGAACAACCTAAAACAGAAGCTGAACCTCAACCTACAGCTCCTGTTGTACCTACATTTGATGCGGATTCTTTACAATCTGCAGATCTTAGTGCAATTATTCCTTCTGGCAAAGAAGATAAAACGCAAGAAGCACGTGATGGATTAATGGAGGAATTAGACAATGGCATCTCTGATGCTATTGAACGTCGTTTCCGTCCAGCTTTAAAAGAAATTCATGAAATGCGTCGTGAATATGAAGATCTTAAAGCTATGGGTGAAGAAAATCCACAAGTTGCATCTAAATACAATCCAGCTTTGGATTTAGATCCTGAGCTATCTGATGAAGATCGTGAAGCTATTCGTCGTGATGAAGAAGAACACGTTATGTCTGATGAAGAAATCAAAGCTTCTACCAGCATTAATACTATTCTTCCTGAAGATGATATTGAAGCTGAATTCGAAGCTTATGAAGCTGCAGCTGAAAATGCTGTATCTAATGTGACTACAGCTGCTACTACAACACCTGCTATAAGTGTAGATACTATTGATGTATCTGATGCAGCTGTACCTGCAGTGGAAGTAGTAGAATCTACCGATGATGAAGATGAATTGCTTTATGATGATGAACTCTTAGAAGACCTTGGTCTTGATGAAGATAAAGAAGAAGCTGAACGTGCTAAGTTAGAAAAACAACAGCAACGTAATATGGAAGAGTTTGCACGTGTACTTCGTCAGCAATTAGATGAAGTAGGTGAACGTAAACCTGATATTAGTAAATTCCGTGTACGTAAACGTCCTGTTGCATTTACTAAAGTACTTTCCAAACCAGTTGAAAAGAAATACTTCGAATGGGGTTTATTCGCTACTGGTGTATCCATCTCTATGACTCCATTATCTGCAATTGAAATGGATGAAATCAATCCATATGCTGATTCTGCAAATGATATTGGTAAAGCTCGTACAGTATTCAGTACTTTATATAAACATTTAGCTCCTGAATGCCGTAATATGGATATGGAAGCATGGTTGAAGTTATTGAACTATCAAGACTTGAATCATTTATTCTTTGCATTATATAATGCTAACTTCAGTACTTCTAATATCATTCCATTTAGCTGTCCTAAATGTAAACACTTCTATACTGAAAAACGCCCTATCATTGATATGGTTAAATTCGAAACAGAAGCTGATAAAGAAACCTTTAACAAAATCATTGCTAAAGATCCTTCTATGCCTCCAACATTCGAAGAAGAAATCTACGTTGCAAATGGCGACTATGCTTTCGGTGTAGTAATTCCTAAAATTTACAACTCCATGTTTGAGGAACGTCTTTTGAATGAAAGCTTCCGTGAAAAATATGCAGGCATTATCAATATCTCTCACTGCATCTCTACTGTATATGAGATCGATGAAGATAATGAAGAATTGATCCCTATTCAATTCAATACAGCTCCAAATGATATTGTTAAGACTTATAAATATCGTATCCAAGGTATCTATAAAATCTTATCTAAACTATCTGCTTATGAATTTAAAGAACTTCAATCTTTCATTGGCAAATACTTAGAAGACAATAACAAAAATATCAATATTTCTTACCAAGTACCT